ACTGTCATCAAAACCGAGATCCCGACGCACAACAGACAACACCCAGCGGGCACAGTTATCCGTTGCCATTGATTCCAGCCGTTCCGTGAACTGATCGCGCAGCTGGTTATCGCAGTGCCAGCACAGACGGATTGCGCCCGGAGCGTGTCGCATTGTTGTCATGTTCTCGCTGTGCCAGTCGGAATGAGGCCACTGGCAGCCTTTTTCACGAAGTAACCAGCTTTCAAGACATTCCACGCCACCAGCACGACGGATCACTGCCTCATTGCGGAACACGGCCCGAACGGCAGGATCATCCGCCAGCGGTTGTGATGCCGCCGGAACGGCACCACTGGCGAAAGATGAATAACGTTCCGGCTCAGGCTCCAGCAGGACACGCCCCTGCATAAACAGGGGCATCAGCTCTGAACCTGGCCTGAACAATACGATCCCCATACGCGGGGCAATTTCAGGGGTCAGTAGTGCTCTCACGGTCACCTCAATGAACGGTATCGAGCAGCTTTAACAGCTCAGGGAATCGGGATTCGAAGAAATGCGGCTGCGTCTCGCGCGGATTTGCAGGACTGGTGATGTTCTTGCCGAACATGCAGCCTTTCGCGGTCAGCGACCAGAATTTTTTGATGTTGTTAATCGCGGTACGGCTGTATCGTTCGCGTTGTTCAACGATCCCCAGCTTCGCCATCTGGTGATATGCCTGATTAGCCGTCAGGCGGATACCATACTGCTTCAGCAGTGCACTCAGCGACAGCGTAGGGCGGCTTGAACCATCTGGCGCATCAGCAGGTGCATCAATGGCATAGATCGGCATAAGTTCAGGAAGACCAGCTACCTTTGATAATTTCTGGTATGCACCAAGTTTCGAGGAGTTTGACAGATTTAGAGTCTTTGCTGCTGATTCAAGCAGAATGACCCCGGATTTAATTTTGTCGGATGTGGTTTCTTCTGGTGATGAATTATGAAGCGCATCAAAAGTACGTATCACTTTTAAGCTGAATGCCGGGCTGATCCACATTGCATATGCATAGACCAGCTCTTTACAGACATACGTCCCACCATTGCGCCCCTGAATGGTGATGACAGGAATACTACGGGAATCTCCCGTAGTTTCTTCTTCCAATAATTCCACAAGAGCCTTCGTTTCAGGACGACGCATAAACTCGTGAACTTCCAGCGAACGGGAGGAGCGATTCTCACCAGCGGCAAGAAGAGCTGCTTTCTGAAGGTCGTTAAGACAGTAGTTAGATTCGAAGTACTGGCGCACAGAAACGCCATCAATTACAAGCAACTGATTCATTGGTTTCTCCACAAATTTTTATCCACGAGCGGGACTGCACTCCCTTTTCGTTGATGCAGGATGAACTTACTGCGATTTTTAATAGTTATCAAGGATACACTGTTCATAAATACAGTATCTTTAACGAGGTAATACCCAAATTTAGGGTGTTGCTCAATTCCGTTACCGAGTTGCTAATTTGCAACTCGCTTTTTCGTACTTACTGATAGTGATCTCGACCTTCCCCTCCGGGATAACCGGTCCCCACTCCACCAGCATTCTTTTCACCTGACTGTCGTCTTCCCACACACCCGCGTGGGTCAGGGCGTCAAACAGCGCCTTGTTATAGTTGTCCAGATCGCGGATCCGGTTATCCGGAGGAAACAACACGATCTCCACTGAAGCAGGTGCCGACGTTGGTTTCGGCAGACGACGTAACTGCTCAACTATTGCTGCACACGCCGCGCTCTGGAATTTTCGCCCCGCCGCGCTTATCAGGCTCTTACCAGCAAACGCCCCTTTGTTGGGGTGTCGCCAGTACGTGTTCACGCTGGGCGGAAAAGGCAGTATTAGCTTCATACTTTCAGGCCCCTCTCATGTAACCAGTGGGTTGCACGCAGCCTTGCGTTTTCCTCACCGGCAAGCAGTGCGCGGATAATCCCGACCGCCTCGCTGTCGTCGTCCTTCATCGCAGTATGAAGCGTTATCCCCCGGGCCACGCCACGCTTTATCGTGATGACGCCTTTTTTCTCCAGTGCGCGAAGATGCTCCACCGCTGCATTCACCGAACGGTATCCCAGCATGGTTGCCACCTCCTGATTGGTTGGCGGGAAGCCACGTTCTTTCTGATAAGAAATCAGCATATCCAGCACCTGCTGCTGGCATTGAGTTAACGTCGTCATGCCGCCATCTCCCTGACCAGTTTTTCCGCCTGCTGGCGAACCTGCGCCAGAAACGCCTCACCACATGCCTCAAGTTCATCGCGCCCTATGTAGCTGATTGCCGGTCCCTTCCAGGTCTTGTCGAAAACAGCAATAGCACCAGCGAAGAAAGCACCTGTTGGCACCTGCTTTTCGTCTTTCGGGATAAACCAGGCAGGCAGTTCAAAACCAATACGCCCGCGAATAAAAGCAATATGATCTGCATCTTCCGGCCACCACACTTCGCTGGTGGCAGCTTTGATCAGGAAAACATAGCGCCCGCCTTTATCACGCATGGCACTGGCATGTTTCATGATGTAACGCATGCCGGTGATGTATTGCCCCTCATGCTGACTGGCGCGGCTGTACGGGGGATTACCAAAGGCAGCACCTTTAAGCTCCGCAAGACGTTCAGACCAGTCATGCGCCAGCGCGTTGTCTTCCGCAGTGTAATACGCAGCACATTTGGCGTTATCACCGTCAGTGAACAGATCCAGAACAAACGGGCCAAACAGGGTGTTAATTCCCCAGAAAATGTTGTCCGGCGTGCGCCACTGATCGCCCACTTCCTTCAGTTCATGGGCTGGTTTGTTCCGCAGTTCCACCAGCGCCTGGCAATATTTATTACTCATTAAGCCCCCACGAAATTCCCTGACAGATACCACTCTTCACCCGATGCAGCGCGCTTGCTGCTTTTCCGTAAGCACCGCTCACGACGTGCCAGAAAATTGTTTCGTTCTGGCTGGGAGTGGCTTTCACGGAATGCCGCCATCCACACCGTTGCAGCACGACGGTATAAGCCCCTGGACTCCAGTTCTTCAGCCTGGCGGGTCAGGCACAAAATCACACGGGGATCGTTAGTGCCGACATAGAAATTGCGCACAGGTCTGGTTTCACGAACTGGTTGTGGTTCCGGATCCTGCGCTCTCTCAGTCAGGCGTGGGAAATGTCTGCGTGTATCTCCTTCACAACGGTGAGCCACACGCCCACTCTGACGTAACTTGCTTGCTGACTGCAGAACGCGCTGCCGTGAGTAACCAGCAAAAGCATCCGCAATGTCTCCGGAAGTACAGCCCGGATGGGCTTCAATGAATTTCTGAACTTCATTCAAAAGACTCATGATCACCCCCTGAATCCTTCCGGGATCTGGCTGTAGTCCACGTTGTCGTAACTGGCTTTGAAGTACGGGTCCTCGCGTCTGACTGCAGATACCGCAGGAACTTCCCAGGATTCTTCGAAATGACGATCCGGGCCAAAGAACGTGACAGCCTGTTTCACAAATTGTGTGCCGCTGTTACCCATCGCAGATACCCAGCCCGCGTAGCGTTTCACACCTTCCAGCATGGTTTCGGGGTTTACCCCCTCATTCAAACGGGCTTTCCAGGCTTTGAAGGCTGCAGATTTTGAATTGCCACCAGCACGTTTTGGATAGGCCAGCCATGCCTGCTCAAACTCCGGAGAGTATTCCGGTCGGTTTGAACGAACTCGCACAGACTCATCAGCAGATGCACCAACAGCTATTGGTTCATTGACTGGTTCTTTGACTGGTTCAAAAGAGTGACTGGTTCTGGGTGAATCTCCTGCACTACCCCCTGGTGCAACTCCTGCACTACCTGGTGAATTTGCTGCACCAGATAGTGAATTATTTGCACTACCCCCTAGTGAATCTCCTGCACCATCAAGATGAAGGAGATAGATATTACTTGAGTTACCTTTTTCACCTTTCCGGGTGACTTTTTTTACCAGCCCGGACTCACAAAGGGCCGCAATATGATTCATCACAGAACGTTTGCTAATCTCGCACTGGTCAGCAATATGCTGGTAGCTGGGCCAGCACTCACCCTGATCGCTGGCATTATCAGCCAGCTTAATCAGAACCAGTTTTCGCAATGGATTTCCCACTCGAATTTTCATCGCTTTAACCATCAACTCCATACTCATGCAGCACCTCCGAGATGCTTCATGTTTTTTCCGGAGCGAAAGGCTATAAGCGGCATACTGACGCGGTAATTACGGCCCAGCGGTTCACAAATCACCTTCTGACATTCACGGTCAACCAGGCTAACACGTAGAACATGCCCTGCAGGCGTGGTGTACCACTGACCCGGACGAGGACAACGGAAAGTATGATTGGTAAACCGTTTGAAAATATTCCGGATCATTTACGCCCCCTTACCTCTGAAGGGTTCAGCGACAAATTTATGAGACTGGCCAGTAGCGCCGCGTCGTTGATGCGGTCATACAGACTTACAGCCAGCGGGGATTCGGCTTTTGCCAACATGGGATAAAGCTGCTGCAGCCAGACCTTGTGGATTACCGACAGGTGGGAGTAAAGCACGCTGGCGTTATCTGCGGCATCGCTCAGCGTGGATGGCTTTGAAAGCAGTTTTTCCATCTGGTTAAAGGCATTGATGTATGCCTCTTTGAACCGGGCAGCACGTTTACCCGTGAAACCCATAGCAAGAAACGCAAAACCGTCTCGTGTGATTTGATAGCAAAGGAGCTTGCGTGTACCACCGTTCGGTTGATTTACCGAAATCGATGTCTCCGCAAAATTGCGGGCACAAAACTCAGGGGAACAATCCAGAGTGCGGATCTTTTTCAGCACATCGTCGTGACGCTTGGAGAAGAAGTTGGCAACAGCCAAAGAAGTGGTAACGGCCTGGCCGTTGTCAATGGTGATTTCAGGTTGAGTGAGGGCTGGGATCGTAGCCATGATGGCAGCCTCCGTTGACAGTGAAAAACTTCCACCACCGGAAACGCCAATTTCACTGGTGGTGAACTGGACGGGGTTGGCGTAACCGGCGTCAACGGAGACCGGCGCACCTTTCGGTGCCCCCGCCCAGCCCACCATAATCTGGATGTGAGCAAATGCGGACGATAAAAAAGACGCTGGCGCGTCATACATCGCCGTTGACAATTTCAGGACGCCAATCCCGGCACCCGCTTTATAAGGTGCCTGAACAGTGTAACGTCCCGGAATTGCAGAATCAATATGCTGGTGGCGATTGGTAAACAGTTTGAAAATATTCCGGATCATTTACGCCCCCTTACCTCTGAAGGATTCAGCGACAAATTTATGAGGCAGGCCAGCGCCGAAGCATCATTAATATAGTCATACAAGCTAACAGCCAGCGGAGATTCGGCTTTTGCCAACATAGGATAAAGCTGCTGCAGCCAGACCTGATGAATTGATGAAATGTAGGAATAGAGAACGCTGGCGTTATGTGCAACGTCGCTCGGTACAGCGGGCTTTGAAAGCTGTTTCTCCATCTGGTTAAAGGCATTGATGTATGCCTCTTTGAACTGGGCAGCACGTTTACCCGTGAAACCCATAGCAAGAAACGCAAAGCCGTCGCGGGTTATTTGATAGCAAGGTAGTTTGCGGCCTGTGCAATCGGTGTAATCACTCACCGAAAAATTGCGGGCAGTGAATGATGCGGAACATTCAAGCGTGCGGATCTTTTTCAGTACATCGTCATGACGTTTGGAGAAGAAGTTGGCAACAGCCAGGGATGAAGTAACAGCCTGACCATCAACGATGGCAATTTCAGGTTGAGTGAGGGTTGGGATCGTAGCCATGATGGCAGCCTCCGTATGCAATGGATAACTTCCACCACCGGAAACGCCAATTTCGCTGGTGGTGAACTGAGCAGGGTTGGCGTAACCGGCGCATACGGAAACCGGCGCACCTTTCGGTGCCCCCACCCAGCCCACCATAATTTGGGTATAGCTGAGTTGTAGCAACAAAAAAGACGCTAACGCGCCAATTGTCGCCGTATGCAATTCCAGGACGCCAATCCCGACACCCGCTTTATAAGGTGCCTGAACAGTGTAACGTCCCGGAATGGCAGAATCAATGTGCTGGTGGTCCTTCACACTCAACAAAATCACGCCTGAATTTCCACAAAGGACTAAAGCACTCATGCTGGTAGTCTTTGCGAAGATAGATAACGCGCTGTGTTTCTGGCTCCCAACGAATAACATGAACATAAAGTCCTCTTCCGTCACGAAACCAGCGGTTAAGTTCCTGCACAACTCGCCCCCCACAGTCAGGTAAAGTTCTCTGTGGTTACTTACAGCCAGGTGATTTGGTAATCTGCATTCATGCCGTAACAACAGGTGTTCAGCGACGCTGACCACCAGCTGTTGCGACAAACGGTTATTTGCCGTTAAACTGTTCATGCGTTAGTTTCTCCACAACCAGAAGCAATCGACGCCACGACGCCCGGAGCTGCACACTCGCGGGCGTCACTCTTTTCTGGAGCGCAAAAGATTTTGTAGACCAGTGCTGCATGCTCCTGGAGCTTCGAAATTGACAGATACAACTCATCATTAATTGCTGTCTGCTCGTGTGGCTCCACGACCCCATCTTCGATTGCCGAACGAATCTGCCTTGAGTAATTCCCGATCTGTTCGATGACTTCCAGCAGGCGCTGGTTTATATCGGCGTTCTCTACTTCCTCAATTTCAGGAAGCGATACGAACACCCCACCAGCAGATTGTGCGACAGCATCCGCAATGTAGTGAGTGCCAGCCGCGCGCTGTAAAACCATTGCCCATCCCAGCGGGAAAATCTGATCGCCATCTGCACGAAGGCGGTTGAATAAAGCGTTCTCTGTTACATCCAGCCAGTCAGCAGCTTCAGCGTAACCCCCAGGCAATGCCGCGATAGTTTTTCTGACAGCTTTCACGTACCACTCAGGTTGTTTTTCCACTTTCCAATGATGCTTACCCACGGCTTACCTCCTGTTCCTGTGGTTTAAACCCATTCTGGTTTTGGCTAGATTGAAAACGTGCCGGATAAAGAATCTGCATTTCGCTGATTTCACCCTTAAAAAAATTGGCCAGACGTTCTGCAAGATCGATAGATGGAATTTGTTCCAGTCTTTCAATACGACTCAGCGTCGCTGGATTGACCTGAACGCCCGCAGCAACATGCTGCAAAGTAAATCCGTGCGCCTTACGCACATTCCGTAATGGTGATTGCATATAACCTCCACATATTGCGTGATGAGCATATTATTTCACGCAAATATTTTGCGCAAGTTGATTTGCTTAACGCGCAATAAAGAAATGTAATAAACGCATGAACATAGGAAATCGAGTCAGACAACTTCGCCAGGCGAAGAACATGAAAATCGCCGATCTCGCTGAAGCAATAGGAGTGGATGCGGCGAATATCTCGCGCCTCGAAACAGGTAAGCAGAAACAATTCACTGAACAAGCCCTGAGTAATATTGCCAGGAGCTTAGGTGTTGATATTGCTGATCTCTTTACCTCAGACCTCAAAAGTAATACTGTATGTAAAAACAGTATTAGTGAGGATGTTACGCAGGTGAAGGATGTATTCCGTATTGAAATGCTGGATGTCAGTGCCAGTGCGGGAAATGGCCTTATCCAGGGCGGTGATGTCATTGATGTGATTCATGCCATTGAATACAGAACTGATAATGCTGTATCGATGTTTGGTGGACGACCAGCAAATCACATTAAAGTTATCAACGTTCGTGGGGACAGTATGTGTCCAACCATTGAGCCAGGAGATCTCATCTTCGTTGATATCAGTATCAATCAGTTTGATGGGGATGGTATATATGTATTTGGTTTTGATGATAAAATTTACGTCAAACGACTGCAAATGATACCTGATAAACTGCTGGTAATTTCTGATAATCAGATTTACCGCGAATGGGGAATTACCAGCGAAAACGAACACCGGTTTATGGTCTTTGGAAAGGTCTTAATCAGTCAGTCACAGACCCTTAAGCGACACAATTAACCCCCTACCTCAACATCAATTAGCCACCAGAAGGTGGCTTTTCATTACCCACCAAATTGCTTATCTCGCAATAAAACACTTGCATAATGCGCAACTTCATTTTATCTTTCTCTCCAGACCTACAAACAAGGTACTAACAAAATTTGGTTGTAACACGGCGTATGGCACATGCGTCGTTAGCGGTCTGGGGACGTTAAAGGGGACAATCCACTCCTTGCTCGGGCAAACAAACCAGATAGCCGGAATGTGCAAGTCAATGAGGATGCTGATAAGACGCCTAACCAGCGTGGCGATTCGGTTTGACGCCTGGGAAGAGACCAGGGTGCAACGATGAGGGCATTTATGGAACCGCGACAAAGTGTGGTGCCGTAACTGGCTAAGTGCTCTCAGCGTTGTGGTAATCCGCGAAATGGCGCGGCGGTAAGTATGGCGGGGTTACTCTTTCCCCGTTGAGGACACCGGGTTGTCAGGTTGACCATACGCCTGAGTGACAACCCCACCACAACAGCCACTGCTTTGGCGGTACCAGTTTGTACACTTGCTTCCGGCTGGTACCGCTCTTTTTACAAAACAGAGAAGAGCATCACCGGACGACGGGCTCATAACCCAATCCATCCGGGCGGCTGCCACCGCAGGTGTTCTTCTCTGTTTTGTGGAGAAACTAATACATTGTGCAGAGGAAAATAGAATGAAATTACCAAAATTTCGTAACGCAATTGTGTACCGAGCAACATTACCTAGTATACAGGCTATTGAAGGTCATCTTCTCGAACTCCCTTATTCTGAAATCGGGGAAACAGAATTTTCACGGTCCTCTTTTGTAGAGAATCCTGTCACTGGTGAACTGGTAACTCCGATATCTGGTGGGTACGCAATGGTAATCCGTCATGATCAGAAAATAATTCCCCGACATGTCGTCATGAAAGAAGCTAATTCTCGAATCCAAACAACCGAAAATATGTCCGGGAATAAATTAAAGCGTGCCGAACGACTGGCCATTATTGATAACGTACGAGTAGATCTATGCAAACAGGCATTTGTTAAGTCTACTCTGATTCTTGCATTGTACAGCACTGATGAGAAATTATTGGTAATCAACACAACCAATAAAATAATAGCCGGTATGGTATGCGCAATGCTGATTAAGGTTGTCGGTTCAGTGAAAACAGAAACAATCAACATCAGTGATATCAAGAATGGACTGACTACACGCCTGAATAACTACATCAATGGTGCAGCCAATGCATTTGAAGGATTCACTGTCGGAAATTATATTCAGCTATCACGCTACGCAGATCAAAAGGAAATTATTCGCTACTCAGCTGAGCATGAGTCAATTCAAAGCGAACTGGCCGATAGCCTTAGTAGTAGTTTCACTGCTGATAAAATGGAGTTATCCGGTTGCGGTGTGACCTTCATTCTTACCGAAAATTTCCATTTTTCGCGCATCAATACTCAATCTCAGACATTTAATGATGAAGATGATAAAGCATTCCAGTGGCGTCATCAGACTGGCGCTGACCTTTTCCAATTCAGCAAGGTAGTTAATTTGATGTGTGACCTTCTTTCTTACAAAGAAGATAAAAGCCAAAATCCAACAACTTAAAAAAATTGCAGCAATCATCCCATGTCAAATGGGCTGGATTGCTGCAACCAAAATTCAGAGCGGTGCAGCGCATATAAAGTGGAGAACGAAATGTCATTTATTAAAACTTTTTCCGGGAAGCATTTTTATTATGACAAGATAAATAAAGACGACATCGTGATTAACGATATCGCGGTTTCCCTTTCAAATATCTGTCGCTTTGCAGGACATCTTTCACACTTCTACAGTGTCGCCCAGCATGCGGTGCTTTGCAGCCAGCTGGTGCCGCAGGAATTTGCTTTTGAAGCGTTAATGCATGATGCAACAGAAGCGTATTGCCAGGATATTCCCGCTCCACTGAAACGCCTTCTTCCTGACTATAAACGGATGGAAGAAAAAATAGACGCCGTAATCCGTGAGAAATACGGGTTACCCCCGGTTATGCGCACGCCTGTGAAATATGCCGATCTCATCATGCTGGCAACCGAACGCCGCGATCTCGGGCTTGATGATGGCTCTTTCTGGCCAGTACTGGAAGGTATCCCGGCAACAGAAATGTTCAAAGTTATTCCACTGGCTCCGAGCCATGCCTACGGGATGTTTATGGAACGTTTTAACGAGTTATCGGAGTTACGCAAATGCGCATGAATGTTTTCGAAATGGAAGGGGTTCTTCGCGGGAAATGTGTACCACGAGATCTGAAAGTGAATGAAACAAATGCTGAGTACCTGGTACGTAAATTCGATGCGCTTGAAGCTAAATGTGCGGCACTGGAAAACAAAATAATACCAGTGTCAGCTGAACTGCCGCCAGCAAATGAAAGTGTTCTGTTATTTGATGCTAACGGAGAAGGCTGGCTAATTGGCTGGCGTTCTCTCTGGTACACCTGGGGACAAAAAGAAACCGGAGAATGGCTGTGGACATTTCAGGTCGGGGACCTTGAAAACGTCAATATCACTCACTGGGCAGTAATGCCGAAAGCACCGAAGAATAAAAAATGAGCGTGATAAAAACTCATACAGGAATTGTTATCACCCGAGACGGTCCGCAGGTAAAAAAACTGCACCAGACAAAGCGGATGTGGGTCGTTGGCAAAAACGAGTTTTACCACAAAGAAACTGGACGCCGCCATTTTGCAGAAAATACGCGCCGCCGACTGCTGTTAGACACCATCAAGCCTATCGAGGTGAAGCATGTTTAAACAGAACGAAAAAGCTATCGCTCAAATTGCTGATTATATCCCGCGTGCGTGCCGGGGTATGCAGTTGCAGGAAGCCAAAGCGCGCCTGGAGAAAAAAATTGCGCTCTATATTGATGACGGCTGTGATGCCGCCGTTCTTAACGAGGCGTTCGCACCAGCTCTTAACAGTCATACACGGGAGTCTTTTTTTTCGTGCATCGCAGCGCAACTCCACCAAGGAGGCATCCAGTGAGTAACCGTTTTTACATGATGTGCTTGCGTGAAACTGTGGGTAATAACGCCTCATTCCATTGCCATAACGGCAATGGTTACAGTTCTGATATCGATCGCGCTCATGTTTACACGCTGGAAGAAGCCCAAAAAGCCTGGAATTGTGGGCGAGATATCGATCAGCCTGTTTGCGCGGATAGCGTGGATGCAATGGCAGTGTGGCACGTTGATTGCCAGTACATCCCTACAGAAAGCCTGATTGAGTCAGATTGCACTGCGTATGTGGCCTACAAAAAAGGTAGCTGGAACGGCAATGATGTTTACTGGCTTCAACACGGTGGATTGCCAACAGATGACTTCAGTAAAGCGACCATCTTTAGCGTCGCCAACAAAAACGAACCAGGAATAGTTTGGTTGCCATTTTCCATTGCTGATGCAGCAAAGCGCCGGACGTTCAATATCAATAACTTTAACCGCAGAACAATGGTTCAGGGCGCAGGTTTGGTCATGCCTGACTGGTTGAAAGAGCAGAACAGAAGAAAGAAGTCGCGAAGCGGGAAGGTGCGTTGGAATTGTCCGCATTGCGGAAAAATAACCTGGCAGTACAGCCCATATGATTTTGAAGGCTGTAGTGATTACAACTGTGAAGGATGGCGAGAATGACAATTGACTATCAGGTACTGCGTGAGGCGGCAGAAAAGGCAACACCAGACGAATGGGTCGCATTTATTTCGACGGATACTGGTACTTATGCGGTGCACACGCCCGGTGATGAACGATGTGAAGACGTTATCAAATGGACCGGCTTTGATGGACAGAAAAATGCAGAGAACAACGCTCGTCATGTTGCCGCGTTCAACCCAAAGGTTGCACTGGAGCTGCTTGGTGAAATTAAGCGCCTGGAGGACACAAATATTGATGCTATGTGTCGAATTGCAGAGCTTGAGACTAATCTCGCGGCGCTGGTGGCGGAGAATGCGCTGGCTCGTAAAGCAGTTCAGGCATTTTGCGATGTTGTTGGCGACAGCACCGAGGTTATCTGCGAGGAGATTGGGCGAGATGGCGTTCTGGTTATTTTGGAAGCAATGAAGGCAACAGGAAATATGCCAGCCACCGATGCTTTCCTGTCTGAAGTGCGGGCGCAGGGGGTAGAGATGATGCGCGAACATCCATCAATCAAACTTTGTTCTTTGACGCACATATGTGATGAGTTAGCCGCCCAGCTTCGCAAAGGAGGCAACCAGTGAGCGGAAAAAGAATGACTAACAGAGAGCTTGTCGATGCCGCGATTAAGCTTGCTGGTGATTTTTATTCAATGATGGGGTACACGCATCGCCCAGGCTTCAAATATTGGGAGTCTCCTCACCCGCAAGAGCAACTGGTATTTCAAATGGCCTGCCGTGCTTTTGAGGTTATTCGCGGTTCTGATGTGATGGACGCCGTTGCCGACTTGGAGGATGAAGAGTGAGCGAGATTAACTATCAGGCACTGCGTGAAAAGGCAGAGAAAGCAACTAAAGGAAGCTACATCGTAGGGCATACATCTGTTAACCAGCACGGCAATTTAACAGGAGTTTTTGTTTGTCAAAAATGGAAAGGAGAACCCGGTGGCGTGATTGCGGAATGTCATGTTAACTGCCTGATTGAATCAGATGCTCAGGCTTATGCAAACGCTGAATTCATAGCAGAGGCTAACCCGGCTACCGTGCTGGCACTGCTGGATGAACAGGAAAGAAACCAGCAATACATCAAACGCCGCGACCAGGAGAACGAGGATATTGCGCTTACGGTTGGGAAGCTGCTCGTTGAGCTTGAAGCAGCAAAATCAAAACTCAACGAGCAGCGCGAGTATTACGAGGGAGTTATCTCTGATGGGTGCAAGCGTATTGCTGAACTGGAAGCGCGGGAAGTTCAATTACCGACTCGCTACGACCTTCGATATGGACACCCGATAAATGCAGATGAGCGACATGTCATGATACCTAAAGAAAATGGCAGTTGGCTTTACCTGATTGACCTAGAACACGCATTACGCGTCGCTGGCATTCGCATCAAAGGAGAGTGATATGGCAACCAACAACCGTAAAGCAAAGATTCTGTTAGTTCGTAGAAACGCTCCTGGCGTCTGGCAGTGGGTGAGACTCAGCAACCGACGGATGGGGTTGATGAAATATTACGGGATGATGGATTGTGGTTTTTGCAAAAAGCCCAGCGCGGCGCAAAACCGCTGGAAAAACCATTTGCGCACTAAAGGAGAGTGATATGGCTATTGCCGCAAGTTACACCATGCATCTCTATTGTGACTGCCTCCAGTGTACAGATGGCAAATATAAGTCGCCAGACTTCGGTGAGTATATCGGTACGTCATGGTCTGGTTGTGCAAAAGAGGCGCGCAAGGATGGCTGGCGAATAAGCAAAGACAAAACGCGTGCTTTTGCGCCCGGGCATAAAGTTTTGAGGATTAACAAATGACCACTTTAACCGACAAAGAACTGATTAAAGAAATCAAAGAGCGTATAGGCAGCCTGGACGTCCGAGACAATATTGAGCGTCGGGCTTATGAAATCGCACTGGCATCGCTGGAAGCAGAAGCAGTTATGTTCTGTATATCAGGACAAAATGTAGATTCAGAAGAACATGTATCAACCAGCAAAGCGGTTGTTGATGCCTGGGTTGAAGAATGGAATCAGGTTGACGGAAGTCCTGGCGAACCACTGTACAAAACTATGCCACTCTACTATCACGCTGCCTTGCCAGCGCCGGTAGTGCCGGAAGAAGCAACTCCGGAAAACGTAGAAATGCTCTCTGGCTATGTTTCCACGTACAAATTAACCGATAGCGAGCGCGATATTGCTGCCGAAATATGGAACGCCTGCCGCGCCGCCATGCTTCATGGGAAAGGAGAGTGATATGGCGTTAACACACCACGAACTCTGTCAGATTGCGTACAAGTTCCTTAAGCGCAACGGGTTCAAGGTTTGCTTTCATGACCGCTTTGTTGCTGTAACCAGTACCGGAGAACAGCCAGATGCTATGGGATTCAGAAATTCAGCATCATGCCTGATAGAGGCGAAGTGTTCTCGTGCTGACTTGTTGGCAGATAGAAAAAAGCGTTTCCGTAAAAATCCCTCACTTGGCATGGGCGACTGGCGATTCTTTATTAGTGAGCCGGAAATTATTTCAGTTGAGGATTTACCTCCCGGCTGGGGATTACTTCACGTTGTTAACGGAAGAGTACGGAAAGTACATGGATGGCCCAGGGGTAATTGCTGTTGGGGTAATTCTGACGATAAGCCATTTACTGGGAATAAGCAGGTTGAATGCGATTACATGTTATCTGCATTAAGGCGCATGGAGCTAAGAGGACACCTTAATGAAATATATGACGGTGTAATTGTTAATAAGAAAGAAGGAAACGCAGCATGACCACTATAACCGATAAGAAACAGTATCCAGGCGAGCAATATCTTAATGAGCTGATCACCAACATAGAGTTTGCGGCAAGGGCACCAGTTGAAGTCGTGAGAGCGATGGCAGCAGAGCTACAGAAGCGGCGCGAAGCTGATAGTGCAGAACCTGTAAGCCAAACTTACAAGTTAACTTTTGAGCAATGGCTGGAACAGCAGCACGGCAAAATTGATGTTGATTGCGGCTGTGTGAGCACTGAAACGCTTATGCACTGGATGCGTGTGGCGTATGAGGCTGGCAACTCTCCGGTAACTCCGGAGAGTTGGATAAGCTGTAGTGAGCGAATGCCAGAAATGGGAGAGCGACAATGCTATGTGTTAGCTGCTGACTTTAAAAACAACTACCCACCAAACATCCCCAACACTCAGGTCGGCGTATATGGCGACTGGTTTAATGATGGCAAGCCCACTTGGGATGACGGTGATGGCGAAGACCTGTATCTCAAGGAGGTAACCCACTGGATGCCGCTGCCAGAACCGCCGCAGGAGGTGAATCAATGAGCTGGCCTGATGCAATCGTAACTCTGGGGGTGGTATTCGCAGCAGCGTTTGTTGTGTTCTCGATTTGTCGATGGGGATAACCACATGTTCGCTTTGATTCAACGCGGGCAGATATACACCGATAGTGCTGGCTACCCGGTAAAAATTACTCGCAGTACTGTTCACTCGGTATTCTTTCGGAGGATGGACGGGCGCTCCGGGCGGGTACGCATCACTGAGTTCAACAGCCTGTTCGAACATATTGACCACCAGGAGTACCGCAAAATTCTCGCGGATACTGAGCAGGAAAAGCACCTGAAAAAATTACGAGCCATAAAAAGGAAGTAAAGAATGAATAAAGCATTTGAACGATGGGTCCACCAGCGTTACGGCAATCGCTATGACCTGACGCAAGATGGTGACGGTTTCTACTGTCGTGAAGTTGTGAAGCGAATGTTTGACGTGTGGTGCCACTGCCGTGGATGAAAGTTTTATGAGGTTGGCATGCAGACAATCATCTATCAGATAACCCCCAGCAAATGGTGTACGGAGAGAGTCCTTATTGCATCAACAGGGCTAAAGCCCGGCACCATCGAGCGGGCCAGGAGAAAGTCATGGATGCAGGGAAAAGAATACCGCCATTACGCTGTAGAAGGTGATCCTGGGCATTACAGTGAATGCCTGTACAACATCGAAGAAATTATGCGATGGATCGAAAACCAGAAACAACCAGGTGCCAAAAATGCAAGTTCCGGTTAACCTGTTAATGCTCCTGGACGTCTGGGAGGTTTAATGAGTAACGTATCATACCCGACAGGCGTTGAAAACCATGGAGGATCACTCCGTATATGGTTTCACTATAATGGCAAACGTGTCAGAGAAAACCTCGGTGTTCCTGACACCGCCAAAAACCGGAAGATCGCAGGTGAACTTCGCACTTCCGTTTGTTTTGCAATCAGAATGGGGAGTTTCGACTACGCCACACAGTTCCCTAATTCCCCTAACCTGAAACACTTTGGTCTGGGAAAAAGAGAGATAACCGTTAAGGCACTTTCGGAAAAATGGTTGGACCTTAAGAAAATTGAGATTTGTGCGAATGCACTTAATCGTTACCAGTCAGTAATTAAAAACATGTTGCCTATGTTGGGTGAGAAAAAACTGGTTTCATCCATAACAAAAGAGGATTTACTTTTCGCAAGGAGAGATTTGTTGACCGGTTACCAAAAGCTTTCTAATGGAAAGATTTCTTCCATAAAAGGGCGCTCAGTGGTCACGGTAAACTACTATATGACAACCATAGCTGGAATGTTTCAATTTGCAACAGATAATGGTTATACCTCAGGAAACCCATTTAACGGTCTGGCTCCCTTAAAAAAGTCCAAGGTAAAACCAGATCCTCTCACCCGTGACGAATTTATTCGTTTTATTGAGGCTTGCCGTCATCAACAAACAAAAAACCTGTGGATTCTCGCTGTATACACGGGTATTCGTCACGGGGAGCTGGTATCGCTGGCATGGGAAGATATAGATCTTAAAGCAAGGACTATAACCATCCGTAGGAATTATACAAAACTTGGCGAATTCACTCCACCAAAAACCGATGCTGGCACCGGAAGGACAATTCATCTGGTTCAACCAGCTATTGATGCTCTTAAAAGTCAGGCGGAAATGACCATGCTTGGAAAGCAACATTCTGTAGAGGTAAAGCAGAGGGAATATGGGAGAAGTACTGTGCATAAATGCACTTTTGTTTTTAGTCCTCAGGTAATAAAACAGCGGCAGTTTTCCGGACCGCACTATAAGGTTGACTCCATCAGGGAGTCATGGACAAGTATCTTAAAACGCGCAGGTCTGAGACACAGAAAATCGTACCAATCCAGGCATACTTATGCATGCTGGTCACTTGCCGCTGGAGCTAATCCTAGTTTTATCGCAAGCCAGATGGGCCACACAAACGCACAAATGGTATTCAATGTTTACGGAGCATGGATGAAAGACAACAATCACGAACAGATAGAACTCCTTAACAAAAGACTATCTGAAAGTGTCCCATGTATGCCCCATAAGAAAGTGGGGTAAAATAAAAACTTGTAAAATCAGTTAGTTTACCCTTAATCCCTGTCACGTTACGCGCGTGGCAGAGGCGTTACGGA